TTTTTCTTTCTTTACCGAATGTTCAGAACTATTGTTTATTCTAATATAGCAACATTTCTGCTTGTTGTCAAGGATTATTTGCTAAAAATTAAAAAATCCAATTCATCTTTTTGAAAGTGAGTTTCTTCATAATCTTCAAATCGTTCAGAAACGGTTGAATCATCCAAATCTTCATATCCTTTATATCGAATGCCAAAAGCCACATCATCTATATCATCATCTTCATCATCCTGTGAGGATACCAGATCATCATAATACGATAATTCAGTTACAGGAATAATAGTACAATCATAGAATACTTCACGCATATCTACATCTTCTATTTTTGCATAGTACTGCCCTATAACTGGTTTAACCTTTTGTTTAGGGAAATTCGATGAGAGTCTTTCAAAGAACATATCAATCGCAAGTTCGTACATATAATGTTTGATTGCAGTCTCTAACACAGATAACCACCTTGTTATATACTAAAGTTTATAATAACTATATATTAATATAGTTTAAATTATTATAGTATCAAACAATGTGCATCCCATTATTAAATCACCATCATTAGTAGCGAAATTAAATAATGTTACAGGTGAACCTGCATATTTTCCGTTATATACATGCGTTATAGTACAATCGGTATATTGTTGATAATGTTCTAGACCACTAGTAGATTGACGTAGTATTCTAATTGAATTATATCGTGTACCAACCATTAATGTTTTGTTATGCAAAAAATTATCTGAAAGTGCGTTAAATAGTGCATCTAACGCAACTTCAAATAATTTATGGATAGCAACTATCTTAATCACGTGATTTTTTCATTTCAGTAATTAATGACTCGATTGAATTAGCAATTTTATCACCAGATGTTTGTATCACATCGGATAACTTATTAATAGCATCAACCTTATCTGATTCGATTGATTTTTGCTTATTAGTCGAATCTGTATTGCGTTGTATATTTTTAGCAAGAGTTGCAATATTTTTTGAGAAATCTTGCAACTCTCTTAGTTCTTGTGTACTTAATATTCCAGCCATAATATATCCTTAGATATCTCGTATCTTTTCGGTTGTCTCTACACTCCAATATATATATTTTCTCCAAGATTCATCGGCTATTTTTCCTCCGATCTTAGTGACAATATTTTTTGGTGCGCCTTTAGCAATAGTAGGTATACCAACTCTACTTCTAAGTTTCCAACCTAATTCACTTAATGTCTTGTCACCCTTATCACCATTACATCGTGAACATGCTGCTCTTAGGTTTGCCCAATCGGATAAACCACCCTTTGATTCAGGGTACACATGATCTAATGTCATAGTAGATAGAGTTAACTTACATCCACAGTATGCACATAGATGTTTGTCTCGATCCAATATATTAGTTCTAGTTAAAGGTAAGAAATTAACAAAACGTCCACCTTCACCATCTGCACCAGTTTTACGAATAACTGAAGGGCAGTTCATACTGAACTGTTGACCTGTAATAGCATCCATACCACCACGCAATTTGACATCGGTATACTCATCTACGATTTCGGCACGATTACAGAACCAATCGCATATAGCATCACCCCATTCATATACATCAATTGGCATATATGCCTTATTGAGAACAAGAACTGGGTGCTTGTTTATGTTGATTGTTTTCTGTCTCTTTTGTAGTTTTTGTTGTTTAGCCATAAAAATATCCTTGCTCAAATATAGTAAATTATGCTACTTGCGTCAAGGAAATATTTATTTATAGATCAATTCGCAGTCAATACCATACTTGGTGTATATATAATCCTCTACTTTATCCATTCTCATGTACATGATCTCAAACATGATTTCCTGTCCTAATGCAATACATACATCCACATTACCTGTTATATCATGCAATACTAATGCAAATGAAGGTGTATCTATTCTCATATCAGTACCTTCCATTACAGGCAATAGAGTAGGTGCAATCATGTTTTTATATACACCATCGAATAGTACATTCAATCCAAAATCAAGTAAGTATCCATTTAATATTGTTTTTAGCATAATAAGTATAGACTCGTGTGTTACCACGAGTCCTTTAGGTTAATTATCCTTTACTTTTCTTACCCAAATTAGCCATTGCTTCTGCCGACAAACCAGTAGAATCTGATAGTTTACCACCCTTAACTGCAATTTTATTTGCATTACTGATAGAATCAATTCGTGTTTCGTATGCCTGTTCCAGTAACTCTAGTTTAATAATGTTATCACTTGGGATATATGTATCGCAGTAATTAATCAACCCAGATACTTGCGCTTGAGTAAACGCACTCTCTAATATTTTATTAACAAATCCGATATATTCATCACTATTGACATCAATATCAATGACACCTGCATATGATTCATATTCTTTCATGCCTTCGGCTTCTTCTGGTCCGTAATAACCAAACAATTCTGCCTTAGTATATAAAATATCAGTAATCTCATCAATCGACTGTGGATTCTTTACCAAGATAACTTCATCAATTCTTTCAGGACGATTAATCAATGACGCATGTAGTTTTGATGGATCATTAACAGTACAAATAATAAATCCTTTAAAATCATTATTATTAGTACCATCCAAATGTTCAATAAAAGCACCAGTGACTTCATCCTTTCCTGTAAATGGACCAGAATCAATATCATCTAATACAGTAATTGAACCTTCGAACATTTTCAAAATCTTAAATACATTTCTGATACCAGCAACCGTATTTATACTATCTGGAGTAACCCAGAATACTAACTTATCAAGAAATTCATTTGTTATTTTGTGCACAGCAATGGTTTTACCAGTTCCTGGTTCACCAATAAACGAAATTGTTCTACGAGTATTGTTGTCAAGTACCTTTTTAATACCTTGCACAATACGATCTACATTAACATTGACTATGTTATATTCAATTTCCTTGCGTTCACATATTTCAAGTTTAGTTCCTTTTATCTTAACAAAGTTTCTTGTTGTATCTACTTTATCAATGTACAAGGAATACATAATTTTCTGTAGCTTATCACGCAATATATCTGCATATAATCTAGTACCAGAATTTGGATAATAAAATTTACATACACATGAATTGGTTGTATCTTCACCATCATCATCAGGTAATGCCGATGTCTTGATAATCAATCCCCACTTAGAATCACCATCAATAGTTCCGGTTGCTTTGATTGTCTTAAACATAGAAGTTGATTTTTCATCATTTCCTGATGCATTTGATTGTTTCTTATCATCACTTGATAAGTTATCTATGGTTAGACCAAAACGTTGCTTATTATAATCATTTATATCTAAGAATGCTTCTGCCATTGCACCTGTAATATTCAATTTACCTTCAGAAACACAGTTTCCATTAGGAAATCCCATCAATTTTGCAATTTCATTATTTTTAATAGCAGTGTGCGTTTGCGTTGCTCTTAAAATATTACCAACAGCAGCTAATATAGAAATAAAATTAGCTGAATTTTCGGCTACATCAAACAACCCACGGATTTCAGGATTTTTTGTTAATCCTCTTCCAACCTTTGCTGATTTAGTTAATATGAAATTAATCAAATTAATTCTATTACCAAAATCTTTTTCTTGAAATACTAATTTCTTCAAATATTGAAGTTTTTCAAATCCATTTAATGTTTGCCAGTAAGTACTGTCAATTTCTATAGAGGGAAATGAATCGCCAAAATTCCAACCATTATTTTCACTTTTCATGTTTATCCTTAATATATAATGTTAACGTTCTGAATATGACTTAGTTTCACTCATCATAGAGTCAGTTTCATCATATGATGATACAGGAGTTGGTTCATTGGCATAAACCCCGTCATCATCGTCTTCAAAATTTGGCCCTACTGGCTTCTCTGGTTTTTCTGGTTTTTTTGGTCCACCATATTTGTATATGTTGTACAACTTAAATCCAAGTGCAACCACAAATGCAGTAGTGGTGACAAATTTTAATGTTTTTATTACATGATTATACGTTATTTTCATTTTTTGAATCCTTTTCATATTTAACACCATTAGGTAATCCCAATAAAACTCTGGTTTTTATTGTTACTGTCATTACAAGGCTCAAAAATGAAATTATTTTTGTTACTGTAAGTAATACAGAAAATAGTTTGTCTTTATCTATATTTTTAAACATTATTTTCCTCATTTTTTGTTATATAACAATCCAATATCTCACACGGATCTATGAATCTAGAATAGCCATTAGATCCTTGTATAAGAAGAATATCTTTTTTGGATAATTTTGCATTATAAATATCACTATATAACTGAGTAGCCAATATATCATTATCGCATGATACGGTAACAAAATTATTAGTTGTTTTGTATAATATGTATATCTGTCTCATATTACAAATATACAAAATACAGGATATTTTTGTTAATATTTTTTCAGTATATCAGAAATAATGTTACTAAACATATGATATGTAAATGGAATATTATTATTTAACGTATTATAGTTAATACGATCAATATCACCTGATATTACAGATTTAGCCGATTTCGCCATAGATAACATTGAACTTTCAGCAACTTTATGATTTAATATATCACTTGATTTTGACGTAATGAGATCCATAATTAATTCAGTCTTTGGATATCCAGACTGTAAATATATATGTGATGACGTTCTCATATGAAATAACAACATAGGTAATGATAGTATCTTATCATTAACATAAATAAACCTGGATTTAACTATTTTTTCAACCCCAGCTTTATTAACTGCATCTAATATTAGTTTCTTTTTTGTATCTGATTGACCTGTGCAATATCCAATATGGAATGAATTAGATTTAGGTGTTAATTCATCTGCCTTAATAATATGCGATATAATAGAATCCATATTTGTATCATCTACCCATCCACCTATAAAGGTTTGTTGTAGTTTATTTAATGATACGTTATTAAAATCATACTCTGGATATCTATCACATATATGATGTGGTTTGGTTATTCCCTGTGCTAATGCTATTTTCTGCATGATCGGATTCATGTAGATTATAAAAATACATTCATTTAATTTACTAAGATTCAATTGATTTAATTGATGAACAATGCCAATCTTTTTACATTTTGGATTAATTGAATAATTTTTGTATGGATCATTAGAATCATTAAAGTTTATAATGATTATATCATCACTGTCGAATACATAGTCTAAAGGAGCCACCTTGACAAAGTGACTCCATTTAATCCATTCATAGGTAAAATTATTTATTTTAGAAAATGGATCTGATCGCACATTATCTTTTAATACAACAATTTCACGCATTGGATTCCTGGTACATTGATTTTATTTTCTTAATACATTTCTCATCTAATAATAATTGAGAAACCCCAAAATGTCGTGGGTGAGGAATATCATCGATGTCAACCCATCTATATTCACTATGCTCATAATTTAATTTTGGTACAAGTTCATGCTTAGTAACGGCTAAATATGTTCTATATACAAAATTTGTGTAATTACCAATATTTATTGGTCTGGTTGATACGATTTCATAATCACGATTTTCAATTAAATCGGCTTCTTCTATTAATTCTCGTTTTGCACATTGCAGTGACGATTCATACTTTTCTAACCCACCGCCTAAAATAGACCAAGTAGGCTCTGCGTCATTACGCAGAACCGTTAGTATTTTACCAGTCGATTGGCATAGCAATAAAAATCCAGCACCTAGCTTCATGTATAATAAAATAAATTATTTTACTAGCGAAATGCACTAACAATACCAGAAAGTTTAATTGATTTATTCAATCTAGTCCAATCGGTAATCATGTTGCTTTTTACTGCTTTGCCGTTCTGTGGTGTTGCGATTGTTACATGAGGAATTTTGTTATCACTAGGAACGGAACTATTAATTTTCACAGCAATTGCATCAGGACTAATACCTAATTCAATAGCAGTCAATTCAACAGTCTCGCCCAAATGATCAGCTAAATACTTTTCGACCGCTTCATTCTTATTCCTTCCAAACAACATAGTCATATGATGTGCATACAACTTCCAACCTTCTGGAACGAATGAACCAACTGCGGAAATTAAATCATCATACGATTCCGATGACAATTTAACTCCCCAATAGGTCGCAGTTTTATCCAGAGTAACACTTTCGTTTACTGGTGCAAACGAAGCATTCTTAGATGAAAGATAATTGACAACTTCTCGTTCTAAGTCCGAATTCATATGCGTTTCAGGACGATCAATAAAGTTTACACCTGAGTTCACGCCAAGAGCAGTTAAGTATTCACGGAATGCGATTACATGCTTTTGACGATCTTCCCACATTTCAACCTTATCAGCACCATACTTCTCGATCATTTCCTTAATGAATCTCTTCTTAAAATTCATTGTAGTTTCACGAACTTCACCAACCTTTGGTTCAGGCTTTAATCCAAAATCATCAAAAACCAATCCAATGGATGATACAATGTCACGGATTCGGCTAGTGAATGAAGTGTCACGTCCTGTTAATAGGATGGTAGCACAGCTTGGATCAGCCATAGACTTACGTACATCAGATACCACATCTTCATTGAATGTGGAATCCTTAATATACTTATTATCCAACGTAATGGTATGTTGGAACCAGCCCAACCCACCACGACTAGAATCAGCCATTAGCTTACCAAATGTCTTACTATCCCAAATTTTACCATTTGGAACAGGCGACTTAAAAATAGTACCATCAAAATCAAAGATGTTGATCTTAGTGATATGACGGATACTATCAACAAGTCCGTTAATTACATTCTTTTCATTTTCCAACAAAATCATTCTTTATGTTCCTTTACAAAAAGTTCAATATCAGCAGTAGAGTGAGTAATACCACGATCATGTTCATCAAACAGCCATTGAAGTACTGTATGAACCATCTGACCGAACTGCTTACCAACCAAACCTTCGTCTTGAATAATCTGGTTGATTTCCTTACATCTACACTGCACTGCACTAAATGTAGAAATTTTTGAGATAATTTCAATAGAATTTTTGATATCCGATGAAAAAATCGCAATATACACTTCCCTAAGAGCTTCAAAATCGGAATGAGTCACGATAGACAGTGCTTTCTGTCGATCAATTGAATCAAGTTCCTTATATAATTGCAGACTATCAACAATAAATGAAATCATTTTCATTTCATCTACAGTAAAGGTAAACCGTCTGCACAAGGCTTCGATCTTCTTACCCTTCATATCTTGCATTAGAACAGCGAATACCTTCGTATGACTCTTAGTACCCAATGCCCTAATTGACTTGATCTTATCAGCAGTTAGAGGTGTTTCTGGAATGATTAAATCCCACAATCCACAGGTTGCCATAATTTCAAGTGCATGTGCAAACTTATCACTTCCATATGAAATTGTCTTAACCAATTCATCTCGGATTCTTTCAATTGATGTACTTGTTACTGTATGAGCAAGATCAATCATTGCTTGTAAAGTAAGTGCATCAATAGTAAATCCAAATCTGGAAGCAAATCGAATAGCACGAAGAATTCTCAACGCATCTTCATCGAATCTTTCCTTTGCATCACCCACAGTTTTCAAAATACCGTGTTTAATGTCATGCAATCCACCATGATAGTCGATAAAAGATCCCTTTGAATCAATACCCATTGAGTTGATAGTAAAATCTCTGCGCTTAGTATCTTCTTCAAATGATTGCACAAATTCCACAAAATCTGGTCTTCTTTTATCAGAATAACCACTTTCGGTACGAAATTGTGTCAATTCATAATCATAAGGAGCGAAATGTACAATAACAGTGCCGTGACGCTCACCACCACCATATTGATAAGTGATAAAATGCGTTTTGATGACTTCGATAGGCATGTTGGTAGCGATATCAATATCATGAACTGCACTATCACCCATAGCGATATCTCGCACAGCACCGCCTACGATGTATGCTTCATAACCCAAGTCTTCAATCTGTTTCATGAGGCTTACACCAGTAGAAACCATCGGACTGGAGAACTTACCCCAATCGATTGACTCAAATTTCTCAAATTTTGGCATAAAAACCTCTTTCAATGTATGTTTTTGACACTTTCTTACATCAATATAGAAAATTTATAAACATTTGTAAATATACATCAAGAGATTTTTTCACAAATGAAAAGAATTAATATATACATCACCGAGGATACAGATAGACAGATCGATGCGTTATCCGAATTATTACAAGTTACCCGATCTGAAATAATAAGAACCTCAATCGAGTCTTATTCAAAAAACTATGAAGAGTCAATTCAATCATTTATTGAAAACCTTGATTTTGCGGATGACGTTGCATTCACAAAAAAACCCACGTCTGTATCATCATTAGACAATCCAGAAAAATTTATCGAGAGCGATGTACATATAAATACAAAAGATCATGGATTACAAAAAATATCTTTATACCCATTTCAAAAACAACTTCTATTTAAATTAGATAATTACCAAAAACTTATTATAAATAAGTCACGTCAGGCTGGTATAAATACTGTATTGTCTGCATATGTACTTTATTATTGCATGACACATCCCAATAAAACAATAAGTATATCATCACATTGCTTACAAGCATCTGCTGAAATATTAGATGTTATAGATACGATGCAACAAAATCTACCTAATGCATTAAAAAATATTAATAGATGTATTGGAAAGAGTAAACGTGAGATGAAATTTTCGAATGGGTCTATTATATATGCTATGACTAGTGCATCACCCGATTCATTTAGAGGAATGAATATTGATTTCCTTATTTTAGATGAATTTGCCAGAACTCCCGTTGCTAACGTATATGAATTAATGAAAATAGTAGATGTAATGAAGGATAATACGCCTAATATGAAGATAATAATATCTTCAATTCCTGATGGTATTAATTACTTCTATAAATTATGGGCAGATGCTATTACAAATTTCAATGATTATCACGCTATAAAAATTCCGTATACTGTAATACGTGAGCGTGATATTCAATGGAAAGAACAGATGATTAAAGTAATAGGACATGAAAAATTTTTACAAGAATATGAATGTTCTTTTTATGAAGGTATGAAGGGGGATTTATATGCCAATTAATGGACATCCAAACATGCGAAGCGAATCTGACAATATCAATTTAACAAACGATCAGATTAATGAAATACGTAAATGTATAAATTCATATGAATATTTCATGCATACATATTTAAAGATTGATTTAAGTGAATCCGATTTATTAGAGTTGGAATCAATAAATGAAAATAGATATAACATAATAGCATCAAAAGCAATATCTAATAATACAATGTTACTGCATACTCATTTATTATGGAATTTGTTATTTAACCAACAAGATAGGGTTTGCGTTATACTTACACCGTTACTCAAACAAGCCAAAGCATACAGAGATCGAATTGTTGGATATTATGAATTACTACCTAATTGGTTACAATGCCCAATAATTAACTGCAATAAACATATTGTTTTGATGCAAAATTATAACCGCATTATATTTACTGCATGTAGTCCATGTAGTATTAGAGGACTGTATATTAATCAGTTATATATACATGGAGCATCCTTTATAGGCGATGATATATTATATGAATTTATTGCCTCTATATTTCCCACAATGTCACATGGCATTAATAGCAGAATAGTAATTGAGTCATATCCATATTTACAGTCAAAATTTGATGATATATGGAATAACCCAGATAGCATGTTTATTAAACATGGTAGACGTGAATATGTATATCCATGCCCAGAGGGGGTCGAAAATGCCATTTAATGGAATTAATAATTTAAGAGACGCAAATGAATCGGTTCAAATGGAACCTTGGATGTTGAAAGAATTGGCTCGATGTGCTCGTGACCCACTATATTTCATAAAACATTACGTGTATATTAATACAAAAGATAAAGGAATGCAGTTATTTAAATTGTATGATTTCCAAGAAGAACTCATTATAAAGTTTAATAAACATAGATTTAATATCATAAAATTTCCTCGTCAGTGCGGTAAATCGGCTACTACACGTGCGTTTATCTTGTGGTATGCATTATTTAATGAAGATAAAGTGGTTGCTATATTAGGTAACAAATTAAATTTAGCACAAGAACAATTACAACAATTAAGAGATTCTTATATAAATCTTCCATATTGGATGCAACCAGGTGTAAAGCAGTGGAATAAACGTGGTGTTCAGTTCTCACATGGAACTAGAGTTATTTGTGCAGCTACTTCACCTGATGGTATTCGTGGTATGTCAATTAATTTACTTTTTTTGGATGAGTTTGCATTCATAAAATCACATATAGCAGATGAATTTATTGCATCGGTATTTCCAACTATTTCATCGGGTAAAACTACTAAAGTTATAATTACGTCATGTGTAACAAAAGATACTATGGTATTTACTGATAGTGGTATTAAAGAAGTATCCGATTTTATTATAGAATCAAATCCACATGGTGGATATACAATACCCGAATATAAAGTATTAGGTATGCGAAATGAGTTAAATACTGGATATTTAATGCATAACGAAGGACTAACCAATACAAAAATAATAACTACTAAATATTCTACATTAGAATGCTCACATGAACATAAATTATGGGCATGTAAAAATGGAGAGTATGGATGGTTTAAATCAAAAGAATTAAATGAAGGTGATTACATTTCAATTAAATACGGAATGAATTGTTGGGGTAATGATAAAATAGATTTTATAGATGAATCAAAGGATTATAAAAATGCTAATAGATTAGGTGATATTGAGTATTTAACACCTGATTTAGCATATATACTTGGATTATATATATCAGAAGGAAATGCAACTGATCAAAATGGACGCAGACATGTAGATATTACATGCGGTGATAATATAAAATCTGCAATTACCGATGTTGGATTAAGATATTATATAAAAAATGATAATATACATTATCAAATCGGCTCTACATCGCTTGTATTATTATTAAAGCATTTAGGATTTGATATAACACGAAAGGCACCACAGAAAATTATACCAAAACGGTTAATGCAATTATCAAAGGAATGTACATCCGCTATGCTACAAGGTATATTTGATGGTGATGGTTGGACAACTAAAGATAGATATAGAGTTGGTATAAAATTATCATCGAAAAAATTAATAGAACAAATACGAATATTGCTATTAAATTATGGTATATTATCAACTTACAATGAGGGAATTATTAAACCAACTAAATTGGTATCAGCAACTGGTTATGGATATGGAATTGAAATCACAACATATGAAAGCGTTAAATTATATTTTAATGAAATTGGATTTAGATTTAATCGTAAACAATCAGTACTTGAAATGCATGATATTCCGACTAGAATGGGAGATAAAGAAGATATAATACCATTCTCAGTATCTGAAATGCGAAAATTTAAAAAACAGCATTCTATAACTCATGATATAATATCATTCACAGGTGAACATAAACGAAATTTACATTGGTCACGTACAAAAATGATATCAATAAAAAATAAGTTATCTGATAACTTAATTAACAATAGTATATTTGATAATGTAACTAATGATACTATTTGGATTCCAATAAAATCAATTACAGAATCAACAAATTATGTATATGATTTTTCATTACCTGATATCAGTAATGATAATTGGTGTCATTCAGTTATATATAATGGAATTATAGGTCATAACACGCCCAGTGGGATGAACCATTTCTTCCGTATGTGGGAAGAGGCATGTACCGAAGATCAAATAGATGTAGTAGCCTCAGATGAAACTAATGGTTATGTTAAAAGTGAAATACCGTGGAATGCAGTGCCTGGTAGAAATGCTGAATGGGCAAGAGATGAAATGAAAAAAATTGGTGAAATTCGTTTCAACCAAGAATATATGTGTGAGTTTATTGGATCTGTATCTACATTGATTGACCATCATTTCTTAAAGAAATTGGAAAGCAAAAAACCAATGAAGATACCTAATCTACCTGAATTTATTCGTATTTACGAACCACCACTAAAGAAAGAAAAACTAGAAGCAGAAGGATGGGAATATGCTGCATCACTTGACTCTGGATATGGTGTTCACCAAGATAGTTCTGTATTACAAATATTTTTAATAAAATCAAATATCACAGTACACCAAGTTGCTGTTATATCATCTAATAAGATGGATATTGATTTATTTTGTAAAAAATGCTATGTAATTTTAAAGAAATATCACGACCCAGCACTGATTATTGAACAAAACGGTCCAGGAATTGCAGCAATGTCGTTTTTCTATAATACAGTTGAATATGAAAACCTATTACACTTTGATCCTAGTGGTAGACATATGGGATTATGGGCATCAGAAAAGACTAAACAAAATGCATGTATTTTATTCAAGTCATATATTGAACGTAGATTTATGACTATAAATGATAGAGCAACAATAAATGAAATGCATTCATTTGGTAAAGTAACACAAGAACATTGGGGTGGGCTTGGTGGTAATCATGATGACCATATCACAGCAGCTTATTGGATTCCATTCTATTTACAGTCTGCATATTACTATGGTAAGGTGGTTGAAGTAAATATGAAGGCTATGGAAGAAGATGAAGTTATACTAAAAACAGAAGAAGAATTAGCAGAGGAACGTATTGCATTGGAGAAAGTTCGCAACAGTGGTGTTCTCATGAAAGAAATGGAAAACAATGCAAAATATTTATCTAATAATAAACCTAAGAAAACTAAGGCTGAGATTGCTGATGAGGCTGAAACAGGTATGGTTATGTTTCAGAGATAACTTATTATAAACTATATAAAACTTGATAGGGATTTAATATGCAAGGATTTGGATTTTTAAATAATATTGACGCACTCAGAGATGTTACATCATTGATGGAAACAGCAGAATTGGTGCGCAGTGATGATGAAGTAAAAGAAGTAAAAAATAAAGAAGCATTGGATAATGTTAATGTTCCTATGCTAGATGATGATAAATATGTATCATCTAAATCTGTTATTGGTGCTTCTGGTAATAGACCTAAAGAAGATGAAAGCATAGAACCTGATCCTCAATTAGAATTGGGATTGGGTGGTATGAATATGGGTCTTAAAAAAGAAATGGCTAGAACTGAAGCATTTAATGGTACTGTGGATGAAGATCCTATGGAAACAGCAGGTGACACTCGCCAAGAAAATGTAGTTGAAAAAGTAGATGACTTATTCAAACAGATGTATGGTAAATCATACCAAGCGAAATCAATGGAGAAGGATTCTAAATTCGATTATGACTTCACTAAGCCTCAAGTCGTATTAGATAATACATCAATGTTCAAAGTTAAAAAAGGTTGGTAATTGTCTAATTTAAATAAAAAATTAGCTCAATTAGAAGCTATATATGATATCAATAACCACCATCGAATAAATGTAGATGGGAGTGTTATTGAGTCATATATAAATAATATTTTTGAAAATGCTTCACAACATGGTATTGATGGATTAACTAAAGATTGGTTCGATGCATTTAAGAAGAAAAATCCAGTAAAGGCATCTAATTTTGTATATAATATATTAAAAAAATCGGGTACTTTAGTATCTAAACAATCTATTTTTGAATCTATAAGGATAGAGGGATTATGAAACCAAAATTAGTATATGACGGAACTTGTCCAATTTGCATAAATTATATCAGATTAATCAAAAAGAAAATGTCACCAGATGATATAGATTTTGTTCCTAGTAATGGAAGTTTAAATGATTTCCAGTATGTAAGCAAAGCTAATCAAGTATATCAAGGCAATACCGCTATTGACATGATGGCAAAGGATTTTCCAGCCATACTTGATTATATGTGGATGTTACCTGAAAATTACAAACTGAGTGGCTTAAAAACTGCGTATGCGGTTGGTAGTGCTATTCGAAAGGTAATTAAAAAGGGATGTAATTGTGGTGGACGTAAATAAATAAAAAAGGCACTTTAAAAGTGCCTTTTTTTATATTATTGCAATTGAGACAGCATCTGATTTTGCTCTTAATGGTAGAGTAACATGAAGTAAACCATCGAAAAACTTAGCTTCTATCATCGATTCATCTACCGATTTCTTAAATGGGTATTTATAAGTAAATTGACCTAAGAATGCAGGTGGTACCGATGATGTACTATTAACAACCGTATGTTTTCGACCCTTTCCCTTGGACATTTGCTTCCATTCTTCTATCATACTGTTTCGTTTACCACTAACAGTTAATGCACTATCAGTAAAAGTTAATTTAACATCAGTTTTTTTAACACCAGCTAAATCAATATATACTTGATATGCATCACCTGTTACTATAATTTCAGTAGGTGGGTATTTAATATCGGAATTTACAGGTATGGAAGTTCCTGATGAATTATCAATATCAATGTTTTGTGTGCCATTATTTGAGGGTCGTTGATTATTTGTTCTCTTTTGTCTGGGTTCAACTACTCCTATGCCTGGTATGTTAATTCCAGGAGAAATCTGTTCCAATGAAACTTGATCCATAGGAATTTCTCTTCCCGTAACATGATCGTAAACAGTCATATTAGGATTCATTATTATTGTGCTTGTACTTTCCATATGCCCTCTATCAACAGAATCTGGTTCTGTATGGATATAATATATTTCTTCATTACTATATAAGTTACTCTTTTTTTCATCGGTTTCATCAAAAATATAATCATCCGATGCAGATATCTCCGAATCGGATGTGTGTTTAAATATTTTCTTCAAAAAACCAAACATTTATGTTTTTGTTACCATTAATGAATGCAAATTATGTATATCAATGTGTTTTTTCATTTTGTTAAGTGCTCTATCTCGTATCTGACGTATCCGTTCTTTTGATTTGCCTACTAACTCTTCGACTTCGGATATATTATAATCACAATGGGTTAACCCAAACATTGTTTCTATAATAGCCTTTTCTTCAAGAGTAAGAATATTAGTTATTACATTCCGCAACTCTGTACTAATATAGTTTTTATAATAATTCTTTTCTTGATTTTCAGCATTTTCATCTTCTAATACATCACTTAAAGTCAAATCATCATCAGAAATTCCCAATTGCTTATCTAATGATACAGGCGCACTATTTTGTTCTAATAACAATTCCATCTTAAAATCAATATCATCAGGTGATCCTGAATATCTGGTTTTCTTTGCTTTATTTAGTTTTAATTTTAAATGTGCAGGTACTCTTACCAAATCATTTTCTTCTAGATATTTGCTTATCATGCAACGAATATCCCATACTGCCAATGATATGAATTTAATATTTTTAGTATAATCGAATTTAGTGAAGGCATTAAATAATCCTATCTTACCTTCGGTCATTAGATCATTTAAATCTACTCCTGTTATTTTATTATAGTAGATAGCTACTTTTAATACAAACCGTAAATTAGATGTCAGTATCTTAGTTTTTATTTTTTCTTTAAGCATTGGATCATCAATTGAATGATATTGCTTAAATAATTTTGTTTCATCTTCATGTGATAGTATGCTTGTTTTTGCAATATCATTTAACATTAATTTTGTTACTATATCGTTAGTTGGAAAATTTCGAGACATGTATACTCTTATATTATTTATAATAAAATATAGCAACATAATTCATATATGTCAACTTATTTTTTGCTATATTTAAATATTATAGGAGTCTATATGAACATACTAATTACTGGCATTCAAGGTAGTGGCAAAGGTACTCACGCAAAGGCATTAGCCGATGCATTAAATATTTATCATATATCATTCGGCGATACAATAAAACAATGTTTTTCTGATTGTCCTGATTTTGTATTACCATATACATTAGAAAGATACAACCGTGGAGAGTTAGCCGAAGATCAGGTTCTATTCAACATAGCTAATAAATTCTTACCAGAAATTGAACAAAAATATGGTGGATTTATTCTCGATGGATTTCCTAGAACAGAAGGTCAAATGAAATTTGTCCTTGATAATTATAATATAGATAAATGTATTCGATTATTAATTCCACGTGAAGTTGCTATGGAAAGAATGCGTGCACGTGGACGTTCTGATGATACTGAAGAAGGCATCAATCGTAGATTGGATCAATACTACAATATAACAGAACCATGTTTTAATGTGTTCAATAACACAAATAAATTAATAGAAATTGATTCTACAGGATCGAAAAAATCTACATTTGATAGTATATTAAACGTAATTAAGATGAATATGAAAAAATATGCAATTTATTGTCCATTTTATATAACAGATTTAAACAAAGGATCATGGATACAATCATGGATAGATAATGTATATAAGTTTGAATCCGATATCGATATTTTTTATAGTATCTCATATCCAGAGGATTTGACTAAATGGGATGTGATTGAGAGTAATATCAATATAAACAGAACTTTATATACTATTAATTCCCTTGATATAAATGTAAAAGGGACTAAAATATTTTCTGAAAAAAATGTCGAGCACACCAACGCATTAACCAGAGCATATTCATATCTATACGAACACGGATATGAATATATGGTACATATAGAACAAGATGTATTATTAAATAGATCAATATCAAAATCTTTAGTTGAATCATGCACCAATAATGATATAGTCATATATAATACACTATCAATAAATGAAACTATTCAGCATGATCTTGATATATCTGTATTTTGCATAAAACTTAAAGAAACTACCCCAAATTTCCATCCAATGTATTTTGATACGGTTAACAAATTTAATATATTAAATTTACAGAAAATTGAAGTTGATGTTAATAATGCAGAGTTAGACTATAAATCGATGTTATTTGATATTTATCATTCAAATACCATATACGATAATTATAAAAAATGGATACGAGAGAATCCATTAAAAGATAGAAGCTATAATTATATTACAATAACACCAATATTTTTTGATGTTGTTAGATATGAACTTTTAAATGCTTATAGAAACAAAAAAATGGTAATACTTGATAATCGAGATTCATTCGATCATATGGCTAATTCTAGATGTGTAGAACACAATAATAACATAACAGAATTGAATAAAACAAAAATTTGCTCAATGCCATTTAATTCGTTGTATTTAAATGATACAATTTATCCATGTTGTAGATCGTGGTTAAGTGATAGTGTTGAATCATTATTTAATACAGACGATCCAGAAACTAGATGGTTTAAAAATATGATACCATTTAAAGAATCTATTATAAATGGCTCATATAAGTATTGCACAAAATGCCCAAATTTAAAAAATATACATGATATGTATATTTTTAAAAATAAAAACAACATAAATACTGATATTAATAAATATCCTGAAGAGGTAATTATTTCATATGATGCTTCATGTAATTTACAATGCAAGACATGTAGAAAATCAATAATATCGAACTCAATTGAGTCGATAAAAAAAATCGAGGCTAAGTATATGCCATTTATAACACATGCAAGAAAACTAAGAATATCTGGTGATGGTGATCCATTCGCAAGCAAATATTATTATGATATGCTGGTAAATCGCATTCACTCAGAATTCAATAACATTGAAGATATTTGCTTAAATACTAATGGAATATTATGGGATGCAGAGCATTGGTACGCAATTCCAGAATCAACACGAGAAAAAATACGAAGTGCGTCCATATCAATAGATGCATCAACAAATGAAACTTATAAAAATGTCAGGGGTGCTGATTTCGATAAATTATGTAAAAATTTGGAATTTATAAAAACATTAAATGTAAGTATCATGAGTAGTTATACAATATCGGCATTAAATTACCATGATATACTATCATTTATTGATTTTTGTGATTCATATAATATAAATAGAATAGAATTCAGACTTATGGACGAATGGAATCGTGGCATGTCTACTCGTGAAATAGGCATTACAATGGATGATCCAAACTTAATAGAGATCATTGAACAAGCTAATAAAAAAATATTAGATAAAAAACATATGGTGATAACATTACCTACACAAAAACAAATACAAAATAAACATATTGAGACTAATATGACCAAAAAAAATATATATCATGTTCCTGTTAATGCACCTGAATTACATCTCAATAACTCACACCCAATAGAAAAATCGGCTATATATTGCCCATTTTATATATCGAATAGTAATAATGGTGAATGGATAAATAAATGGATACATAGTGTTGGTATGATAGAAACATTACCAAAATATTATTCAATTGTATATCCATCTGATATTGATATTAGTAAATATTCTGATCTAATTACTAAATTAAATTCCATAGCTACTTGTATTGGGATTTATGAAAATTTATATCATTCTGATATTTTAAGTATTGCACATAAATATTTTATGGAACATGATTATATATACATGGTTCATATGGAACAGGATGTTATTATAACATCACCTGTAGCAAATCATATAGTGAATACATTATATGACGAAAATAATAATTATGCAATCACAGACATTTCATCAAATGATTACTTTTTAACTGATTCTGATATTGACATTAGTATATTTGCAATTAACGTAAAACAATATAATAATGATAACTATATGATGTATGTCTCATCTGATAGTATAACGGATAATTTACTAATTCAATCACATTCAAAATTTAATTGTGGTGAATGTAAGATAAAACCATATTTATTAAATGAATTATCAAATGAAGATATTTATAAGTTACAGAATAATTTAACACACAGTGTATATGAGAATTCTACAGATCATTGGGTCCATAATTATTTCAAGGAAGCCGATATACACAATTTAATAAATCCTGTATATGTTGATACAGGCAGAACTTATCCATTGCATGCGTATAATAAGGGAAAACTGACTATAATTAAAGGGATACAATCATATGCAAAACATTTACGCCAATCCAGAAATGTGTCAACGTCACAACCATCTATAGTCACTATTGATGAGTCCATTGATTTATATGGATATTCACCTTATATAACACCAGCCATTCCATATTATTCGAATGGTTTAGATATTGTAATAATATCGAAAAATCAAAAAGATAATATTGAAAAAATGATGCATAAATTACGATTAACCATACCAACTGCCAATAGAATATTTGTATTGGATAGATGCGATGATGGCAGTGCAGAGTTATTAGATAAATATAATGAGTATTATATCGAATTGAATGATAGGATTGGGTTTTGTGCAGGTACTGCCAGAAATGCTGGACTTAAATTAACCAATCCACTGAATGATGTATTATTTTTAGATGGTGATAGAATACCTAATAATTTGAATATAGAACGAATTAATCAAATGGTGTATTATTTTGATATAAGTATGATGTCACATGAATCAGATACAAGAAAATGGTTTAGTAATGTTCCTACAATTAACAAGTCATATAGAAGATTTAATAATGATGTTTGGTCTAGTGCCTTATTAATTAGACGAACCACATTAAATAAAATATCAAATATAATTGGGGATAACAATATATTTGATCCAGTATTTGATGGAAATTGGGGATGTGAAGATGAATACTTGGGTGATGTAGCAGCACATCTTAATATGACATGCGGTGGATTCCCAAATTTCATATATGTGGATGGTCACACGACTAGTGCTATTACAACATCCGAAGAATATCTACAACAAGTAAATAAACGCAATAATCTAAAAGCAAATTTAAAAACACCTATAAGAAACAATGGACTCTCATATATGAACAAAGCTGAACGACGAAATCACATAGAAAACTTCCTAAAACACAGAGAAAGATTAGAATGATGAAAAAAAAATATTGACAACCCAAGAAAAAAGACCTATATTGTATAGAAAGAACACCTAACAATAGGAAACACAATGTTATTATCGAGTTTACATCTATCAAGTTTATGTTCATGGCTGTCCAGTCATGCTCATCCTCGATATGCGTAAACCATAGTGTGTTCACAAGGTTTGCTAGGCGAGGATCGATAGATTCTCGCCTTTTTTATTTGCTCTTAGAAGTAAATAGCTGATTGATAATTTGGTATTGAATATTATGCTTGTGTATGCTAACTGGTAAAGCAACGATGCTCAAAATATCGTGAGTGAGGGTTCAAATCTCTCCACAAGTACTATGGCTATGTATGCTAAATGGTAAAGCAGTGATTTTTAAAAATTCATGAGTAAGAGTTCGAGTCTCTTTATAGCTACTATAATAATTTCGGAGGATACCACGCAACGGTGCGTAACTAGACTTGAAATCTGGGGTGATGTGAAAAGTTAGGGGTTCGATTCCTCTATCCTCCTGTAATACATATAAAAAATATTTTTCTTATACGTTTACCATTTATATAAACTACTTTTAAATATAGGTGGTTTATGAAACAAATATTAACTGGAATAACAGATACGCAATTTATTAATATATGTAACAATGCAGACTCAATGGCATCAGCATGCGCAAGTGTGCAATTACATTTCACAACGTTTAAACGATACGCAACCAAACTTGGGTGCTATCATACAAATCAAGGTGGTAAATGTAAGGTTAAGAATAGAGAATATGGATGCGATTTAAAAGATATATTAGACGGCAAATACCCACAATATCAAACATATAAATTAAAAAATAGATTGATAAGTGAAGGAATGAAGTATAATATATGTGAAATATGTGGAATTAGTGAATGGAATAATAAACCATTAAATATGGAGTTAGATCATATTGATGGTAATAAAACAAATCATAATATAGATAATTTACAAATTTTATGTCCTAACTGTCATGCACAAACACCGACATATAGAGCAAAAAACATAAAATCACATTGACAGTCACTGCATTATTTACTATATTATAATCACAACGCTCCGATGGTGGAATTGGTATACACAAGGCACTTAAAATGCCTCGGCTGTACAGTCATGCGAGTTCAAGTCTCGCTCGGAGCATATTTTGGAAGTGTAGGCTAATTGGTAAGTCAGTAGTCTTGAAAACTACCGTGGGAAACTGCTTGGGGGTTCGAGTCCCTCCACTTCCGTATTTTTTTAATTACAAGCCTGTGTGGTGGAATGGTAGACACGGCAGCCTTAGAAGCTGTTGCCAGCAATGGCGTGGGAGTTCAAGTCTCCCCATAGGCATAACAACAAATTTAGGCTCATGGTGTAACGGTAACATGGTTGGACTCCAAATCCGAAGTTCTGGGTTCGAATCCTAGTGAGCCTGTAATGATAATTCATCTACAATAAATATGAAATCCATGTATCATATTTATTCATGGACGGGTCAGGTGTGGTCGAAGCACACGGGCTGGTAGATGATTATCATGATTTTATGGAAGATTAGGCTAATTGGTAAGTCAACTGTCTACTAAACAGTCGCCCGAAAGGGCTTGGGGGTTCGAGTCCCTCATCTTCTGCTAACAATTTATAAAGGATTAATAATGTATACAGCAATGGAGAATTAGGTACTTTAACAAAGGATCTAATTCATGAGAAAAACAATAGAAAAACAAGAAATGAAATCTACAACAAACTCATATGTTTATCGTAGATTGTTACAATATAGTTTCAAGTGTGAAAGATGTGGTGCTAATAGAGGATGTAACCGACATGCAGGTTCTTATTATCAACGCAACTGGAAACAGTATAGAGACA